CGATTAGACTTTTTAGATTATGATGAAGACAAAGAGGGAGATGTTAGTTGAGAAATTAAAAGAATTATACAACCAAATTGAAATAGTACGCAGAGAATTAATAACCGAAACAAATAAAGAAAAACTAAAAGAGAAACAAAATGAAAACTATCGAAGAAATTAACCATTTAGAGAATTGCGAATGCTCGGAGATTTGCACTAATTGTAATGTTAAGTATCAATTTAAACCTATCGAATTAACTGGTAGTAAAATAGCTGATATAGTTACAAAGCCTAAATACTACAAAGTTGAGATTAAAGGAGTGCCTATTGATGTGATTGATATAGCAAACGCTTACAATCTTTCCTTTATGAAAGGTAATGCTATTAAGTATATCTTAAGAGCAGGTAAGAAGGATTTATTAGTCCAGGACCTAAAGAAAGCTATTGAGTGTTTAAATAGAGAGATTGAGTATGAAGGCGGTAAGTAGGAATATTACTTTATTTTGGTTAAATTTGCGAAAGGAACTTGATGTTAGTTTAAATTATGGCAAAGAAATCAAAAGAAATAAAAGAAGACTTAAATATAGAAGTTATAACCGAAATAGAGCAGGTAAACCCTTTGACTATTTCCGAGTGCTGCAAGACTGAATATATCTCTTCGGGAACAAAAGTATATTGCTCAAAGTGCAAGGCAGACTGCCGTTTAGAAAGACAAAAGAAACTAATTAAATTATGGAGTCCAAAAGCATAATAATCCTATTGGTAGTAATTTTACTATCATCTTCTTGCAAGTCTAAAAAGCTGGTAGAAACTACAAAAGTGGATTCCGTTATTACTGTTGTTCAAAAGGTAGAATTAGCTACGGATTCAAGCGATATTGAAACTACCGAAGAAATAGCTTATGTTTTCGACACATTGGTAAACCATCAGGTTACTCCTTTAGAAGCTATTAGAGGCGATTACAAGTACAAACTCAAGGCAATCCATATAAAGAGGCACATCAAAGAAAGGAAGCGCTTACAGAGCCTTAAAATCGATAAGAAAGAAAACAAGGCTATTAAGGTGGATAAAACCACTATTCAAGAAGAGAAGCCAAAAAATAACACTACTTTATTCTTAATATTGGGTATTGCTATCGCAGTTTACCTAATCCTAAAAAAACTTTAAAAATAATTTCTTTGATTATCAGCGAGTTACGATTTATTTGTGGCTTTTATTAAAATAATGTTTGGATATATAATCTTAATTAAGATATTTGTTAAACCAAATCAAAAGAAATGATAAACTATCCACAAGAACCATCATTTGAGCAAGGCTTAAAAGATGCAATCAACAAGCTAACAAATCAGCTACCAAGTGTACAAAAAGACCCTTACAAGTCAAGACAAGTACACGCAAGAATTCAAGTATTTAAACGAGCCTTACAATTATTAGATGATTTACCAAAAACAACAAGCACTACAAATTAAGTCGCTGGGCATAGGGGAGACTATGCAAGTGGACAAACGAGAAGGCAACCGAATCCGAGCCTTACTATCGTATTACAAAACTTATAACGGCAAGACTTACTCTTGCAAAGAATTAACCAAAAATTGTTTAACCATAACTCGCAAAAAATGAAAAAGTTAAAAAATCCAATTATCGAAGATATTAATGTAGTTGAAATAGACTATCAAAACACCTATTACACCGAATATACAGATGGTTTTATTATTTACCACCATAGATTCAAACAAGCAGACCTACGTTTTTGGGTATTGGAAAATTACGATATTTCAAGAGGTCAAGTAAAGATTGAGTTAGACCCTACAAGTATGGAACAGGCAGAAAATCCTATTTACTTTACACAAGATGTCGAAGAGTTTATTAACGAGAACTACGAGGAATTAATTTTAGCAATCTTAAAACAACCAGTATTAGCTTGTCAATCTACTTTTGCTAATACATTGTATGATATTTGCAGACCACGATAATATGATAGACTTAAATAAAAAATATGCTACAAGAGATGGTTTAAAAGTTAAACTATTAGCAATATTTGAAAATAATATATTTGGAGCTATTGAAACTGATGGCGAATGGTGGGAAGCTAAATGGGATTTAGATGGTAAAAATAATTGTAGTTCTGAATTTAGTTTAGTTGAAGTAATCAAAACTAAAAGCATTTGGATAAATGTTTATGATGAATTAGGTTGCATTAGTATTGGTGGTGCATATTTAACTGAAGCTGAAGCGTTATTACACATTAATAAGTTAGATAAAGATAGATATATTAAAACAGTAGAAATAACAAACAAGAAATGAGCATTATAACTGTACACAAATTTATAGCAAATCCACCGAAGGAAAGTAAGCTGGATAAGTTAAAAAGGCTTTATAGACAAACATTAGAAGATGGTAACTACTGCAAATCGGTCCAGGCTATGTATCTTATAAATAGAGTTAAAGAAGCTGAAATACAAAGGATTACAAACGATTATGAACTTCATTTATCGAAGCAAATAATTAAAAATAATTACCTTAATTTAATAAAATAATTAGTATCTTTAAAAACCAAAACTTAAAACTATGTCATTATTAAAAATTCAATCCGAATTAAAAGCACCAAAGAATCAATTTAATTCATTTGGTAAGTACAAGTATCGTTCTACGGAAGATATTTTAGAAGCGTTAAAACCTTTATTACTTAAGTACGAATGTACTATGGTTATATCGGATAACATCAAAGAAAAAGCAAATATTATTTATTGTGAAAGTGCAGTCTTATTAATAGACAAACAAGGTCAAAGATATGAATCTTGTGCTTCTGCTGGAATAGACCCAAATCGTAAAGGTATGGATATTAGCCAGTCGTTCGGTAGTTCAAGTTCATATGCACGAAAGTATGCTTTATCTGCTTTATTTCTTTTGGATGATACTAAAGATGCTGATGCAACCAATATGCACGATGCAGTTAAGATGGTCGAGGAAAAACTTAAGCCAACTTTAAAAGTAGGTACTGAATTGTTTGACAAATGCAGAGCGGGTTACCTAAAGGATGCAAAGAATTTAACTGCTATTCAAGAACGCTATTCTATGGATGCAGAAACTTTAAGACTTTTAACAAATAAGCCAAATGAAGTTATTTAAAGCAAGACCTTCATCATTGGGGAAACTAATGAGCAAGTCAAAGAAGCCAGGCGAATTATCGCAAACTTGCATAACCTATCTTAAAGAATGTTATGCTGGAGACAAAGAAGAATTATCTTCAAAATATTTAACCAAAGGTATTTTATTAGAAAACGAAGCAATAGAGTTTGCATCTAAAGTTTTATATGGTGGTATTAAAGCCTATAAAAACGAAGATATTTATTCTAACGAATGGTTAGTAGGTACTCCCGATGTAATCCTTGAGAATTCTATTATAGACACTAAATGTGCCTGGAATAGAAAAACATTATTAGATTCAGCTTTAGAGTTAAATACTGATTACGAATGGCAGTTGCGAGGTTATATGATGCTTTGCAATAAAGAGTTTTCTACACTATTTTATTATTTAGGAGATACTCCAGCAGCAGCTAATTTTGGCACTAAAGTAAGCTATTCACATTTAGAAGATTTTGAACGCTGGGTTTCTTATGAGTTTAAAAGAGATTTAGACAAAGAGCAAGAGATTATTGAAAGAGTAGAACAATGCCGAGAATGGCTAAAGAATTACGATGCCGAAATACAGGCAAGATTAGGAACAAGAATTATAAACCTTTAAAAAAAATAAAATGGCAACAATTATCAACGCATCTATTGATGTAACAAAGATTGACAGAACAAAGTTAATCAAAGACAAGTATTTAAACCTTTCTATTATCGTAGATGACAAGAACGATAAGTTTGGTAATAATGTTTCAATTACTTTAAGCCAGTCTAAAGAAGAAAGAGATGCTAAAGCACCTAAAACTTATATGGGTAATGGTAAAGTAGTTTGGGGATTAGGTAAGTTAGAAGAAGCACCTAAAGAAGATACTTCAAGTTTACCCTTTTAATTAAAGAAATTGGTGCTGCTGCAAGCGTTCTTTTTGCACCAAAGATAAGAGGTGTCTGCGCAATATTAGGGGAAAGTTTAACAATTTTAGCAGAGATTAACACCCGAATGCTAACTCGTAGCGTTAGTATTTTAAATAACATAAAAGATGGATTACATAGAAGATTATCAAACTAATAACATAACCATACAAGACTTAAGTAAAAAGTATAATATCTCCGAAAGGCATATTAGAAAGACTTTTAAGTTAAGAGGTGTTAAGACAAAGCATAACCATATTAAAAAGGTAACGGTTAAAGCAGATAAGATATTTCCTATTTTTTTAGCAGATTACCTGGATAATGGCTTAAGTATGCAACACTATGCTGATAAGTATGGAATAAGCAAATTTGCCTTAACATTAAGATTAGAAAAATACTTTAAATTACGAAGAAAATAGTTATATTTGCAATGTATTAAGATATTTAATAAGAAGTTGAGAGCTTGTTAAATATTATCAAATGGTTATTAATTAACCTGGAACCCGTCGAAACTCTCAACCGATGGGTTTCTTTTTTTTAAAATTTATGGCACATAAAAAGGATGCTTATTATTTCTCGCACGATAGTTCGGCTTCGAGGGATATAAAAATGCTAAAGATTAAATACATCTATGGCTGGGAAGGAATTGGTTTGTTTTGGGGTATTATTGAAACTTTAAGAGAAACAACCGATTTTAAATTTGAATCAAACAAAGATAGTATTGACCTTCTTGCATCCATACTCCAGGTAGATGCTATAAAGTTGCAAAATTTTATAAATGATGCTATTAAGGTTGGATTATTTGTAGAATGTGATGGTTATTTTTATTCAAACAGTCTAAATGATAGAATGGATGAAATGAACAAAAAGAGGCTTAATGGTATTGTAAATGGTAAAAAAGGTGGTAGACCAACAAAAGAAGAACCTAAAAATAACCTAAACCATAACCTAAACCATAACCTAAACGAAAGCAAAACAAAACCATTAAAAGAAAGTAAAGTAAATATAATAGTTGATAGTGTTGATGTTGAATTTATTGCTCCTACTAAAGATGAAGTTATAGACTATTTTATTAAATCAGGTTATAAAAGAGATATTGCTATTCAAGCCTATTTTTACTATGATTCTCTTGGTTGGAATAATAAATTAGGTAAAGCAGTAATAAATTGGAAAAATACTATGGTAACTAATTGGTTTAAACCAGAAAATAAAGTTACAATTGTAAACTTACAACAACCTACTTACTAATGGACTTTATAAAACAATATAGCGATGTACAAGGCGAATTAGATTCGTTATACGATACAGGATTAATTAAAGGAGAAACAATAGGCTTCCAGGATGTAGATAAGCTAATATCCTTTAAAAAAGGTGCTACTTCTTATATTTACGGAACTCCTGCATCAGGCAAATCGGAGTTTTGGTGGGAATGTTTAATTAACTTATCAAAAAGTAAAGGCTGGAAGCATTTAATTTTTAGTCCTGAAACAGGAACTCCAGCAGAAATATTTGCAGAGATTATTCATAAGTGGGCAGGTAAGCCATTCTTTGATTTGGATGGTAATAAGCTACAAAGACTTACTAAACAAGAAATGTATCGTTACGGATTAGAAGTTAGCCAATATTTTTACATTATGGATTTAGGCGTTAAAGATATTACTTTAGATGACTTTCACGAAGCGGTTGAGAAATACGGAGTTAAATTTGATACAGTTACAACTGACCCTTTTAATGAAGTTAAGCACGATTTAAAAGGTGAGCAAAGAGATATGTATATGGCTCGGGTATTAGGCAAAATAAGAATGTACGCAAGGGAATACAATTACCACCATACAATTATTATGCACATAGCAAGGGAAACAGGCGCAAAGGTTATAGATGATGCAACAGGAATTAAATATTATCCTCCAGCAGACCCACGATTTATAGATGGTGGCGAAACATCATTTAGAAAGGGCGAACAAATGATTTGTGTATGGAGACCACCATTTGGAGTTTCTAAAGATGGAAACCCATATCAAGGCAATGAAGTAAAGATTATAGTACAAAAGACTAAACCTAAAGGCATAGGTGAAGTAGGCGAAGCTACATTATTTTTTGATAAGTGGAAAAACTGCTATTACGAAGAAATTAACGGAATTAAGAGTTATGCTGGAAATTATGTTACATTTGAAAAACCAACTATTTTACCATTTTAAAAATTAAAACTATGAGAATATTAATCGCTTGCGAAGAAAGCCAAGCAGTAACAAAAGAATTTAGAAAATTAGGACACGAAGCCTTTAGTTGTGATTTGCTACCTTGTAGTGGTGGACATCCGGAATGGCATTATCAACAAGATGTTTTTGAAGTTATTGACAAAGGATGGGATATGATGATTGCACATCCTCCTTGTACTTTTTTAGCAGTTAGCGGAGCAAGGCATTTATATAATGCTGATAAAACTCCTAATTTAGAAAGGTATAAAAACCAAGCAGAGGCTTTAGATTTTGTAAAAAGATTAATGGATGCGAAAATAGAAAAAATTGTTATTGAAAATCCAATTAGCGTAATTAGCAGTAAAATAAGAAAACCCGACCAAATTGTACAACCATATTGGTTTGGGGATTCAGCAAGTAAATCAACTTGTTTATGGTTAAAAAATTTACCTAAATTAGTACCAACAAATATTGTTGAAAAAGGAGAATTTAAAGAATGGATAGATAAAAAGACTGGTAAGACAAAAAAGAC